TTTGGTAAAGACTACATTGCACGTAAGCATGGTAAGCAGAACATTGCATACCACCACCAAGTAATGAAGGCATTTACTGCTGAGACCTATGGTTGCATCTTGTACCAGGAACAGGTTATGCAGGCTTGTACGGAACTTGGCGGTATGACAATGGCTGAGGCTGACAAGGTTCGTAAGATCATTGGTAAGAAGAAGGATGCTAAGGAGTTCAAGCAATTCCAAGACAAGTTCGTAGATGGAGCTTCAAGATTCCTTTCTCCAAATGTAGCATTAGAGCTGTGGCATGACTTTGAGGCTCACGCAGGGTACTCATTCAATAAGTCTCACGCTGTAGCATATTCTACTTTATCTTTTTGGACAGCATGGCTAAAGTACTACTATCCACTAGAGTTTATGTATTCTCTTCTAAAGAATGAAAAAGATAAGGATGCTCGTACTGAGTACTTGATTGAAGCTAAGCGTATGAATATTCCTATTCGCCTACCACACATCAACGAGTCAGATATTGACTTCAAGATTGAAGGCAAGGGCATTAGGTTTGGCCTTAGTGCTATTAAGTTTATTAGTGATAATATTGCTCAGAAATACATAGCAGCGAGACCATTCTCTTCCTATAAAGAACTAGAAGAGTTTACTTTTGGTAAAGGTAACGGTGTCAATTCTCGTGCTCTGCAAGCTTTGCGTGTAATTGGTGCAGCAACATTTGCAGATCATCCACGAAATGATGACGAGATTCGTGAAAATCTATATGAATATCTTAACTTGCCAGAATTTAACATTACAGTGCCAAACCACTACTACGCATTTATTAATGATGTCGCTGACTTTGAGGAAAAGGGCTCATTCATTCTTATGGGAATGATTAAGCTTATTAAACGTGGCCAGGGATGGTCACGTGTTGAGATTCTAGATAAGACTGGTAGTGTTGGCATCTTCGATGAGGAGCAGACGACTATTGAGCCAGGCAAGACTTATTTGCTTTTGGCTAGTGATAACAGAATTGTGACCGCAATTCCAGTAGACGAAATTCGTGGAAGTGATTCTGCTTTAGTTAAGTTTTTGAATTATAAGCAATTGCCATTTAAAGATGAAGAAATGTATGTTGTTTCATTTAAGCCAAGGATTACAAAAACTGGGAAGAAGATGGCATCTTTAACGCTTGCAGATGCTTCACGTGAGCTACACCCAGTCACAGTATTCCCAACGGCATTCCCAAAGGCATACATGAAGGTGAAAGAGGGAATGGCATATAAATTTGATTTTGGTAAAACAAAAGATGGAACTGTAATAATGGAGGATGTAATTGACAACAGTTGAAGAAGCTCTAGCTCAGCTAGACCCAAAGATTAGAAAGCGTCTTGGTACAGGCGTAGGCATTAAGACAGAGATGCAGCCTACTCCTAGTCCAGGATTAAACCGTGCACTTGGTGGTGGATTTCCTTATGGCAGACAGGTGTTGCTGTGGGGCAGCAAGTCTAGTGCAAAGTCATCGCTATGCTTGCAGATGATTGGCATGGCACAGAAAGAAGGCAAGCTCTGTGCGTGGGTTGATGCTGAAATGTCTTATGATGAGGAATGGGCAAAGAGGCTGGGCGTAGATACGTCACAGCTAATCTACTCTGAGGCACGAAGCATTAATGACATGGTTGATGTAGGGGTAGCATTGCTTCAGGCAGGCGTAGACCTCATCGTAATTGATAGCATTAGCTCTCTTTTGCCAGCAGTATACTTTGAGAAAGACTCAGATGAGCTAAAGCCACTGGATCAGACCAAGCAGATTGGTGCAGAGTCTAAGGATCTAAAGCATGCATGGTTAATGCTTAACTGGGCAAATAATAGAGAAAAGCCTGCCCTTATTGTTGCCATTTCTCAGGCACGTAATAATATTCAGGCTACTTATACTCAGGCAGCACCAACAGGAGGATTGACAACGCAGTTCATGTCGTCTACAATTGTTAAGTTGTTTTCATCAAGCTCTGACTCTCAAGCTATCAAGGCTAAGATACCAGTTGGAGATAAGCTAATTGAGCAGAAGGTTGGTCGTAAAGTTCGCTGGGAAGTACTGAACTCTAAAACATCTGCACCAGGAGATAGTGCTGAGTATGACTTCTATTACAGGGGTGATTCCATTGGCATTGACTCTGTTGGAGATCTTGTTGATACAGCTGAGATGCTTGGGTTTGTAAATAGAACTGGTGCATGGTACTTGCTACCTGATGGTTCTAAGGTCCAGGGTAGAGATGCATTCGTCAATAAGGTAAAGGAAGACAAGGAGCTACACGACTCACTATACGAAAAGGTGCACAGTGTCTAAGTATACCGTTTACACTGGCAAGTTTCCTTGCCATACATGTAAAGAAGTCGTAAATAGCTTAAGGCTGTACTCTGATACAAAAGAGGTTACATGGATGTGTTCCCAAAAACACATGAGCACTGTTTCTCTATATGTTAAAAAAACAAAGAAAGATTATGAGCGAGAAGAGCGAGAGTAACCGTATTGGTGCTAAGCAGCACAAAAATTCTGGTAGGAATACCAAGAAGGGCGATGCTACTTGGGAAAACTTTACAGTTGACTTTAAGGAATATCCTAAAGGATTTACTGTAAACCAGGACAACTGGGCAAAAGCAACTACTGATGCAATGAAAAATAAAAATGATCCAGCTATCATCGTGGTACTGGGAGAAGGAAGCAGAAAAACAAGGCTGGCAATTATAGAGCTATCTCTACTTGAACAGCTACTTGAGGATTAATTATGAAAATACTATTACTAGATATTGAAACAACTCCAATGCAGGTATATGCTTGGGGTCTATGGGATCAGAACATCAGCATTGATCAAATTATTAAGAGCACTGAGATGCTTTGCTTTGGAGCAAGGTGGTTGGGTGAGAAGAAAGTTATCTTCAAGTCTGTTCATCACGATGGTAAGAAGGCAATGCTGGAAGAGCTACACAAGCTAATGAATGAGGCAGACTTGCTTGTAGGCTGGAACTCTGCAGCATTTGACCACAAGCACATCAACCGTGAATTCTTGGAGAATGGAATGACTCCTCCTTCGCCAGTAAAGGACCTAGACCTTATGAGCATTACTAAGGCTAACTTCCTATTCCCATCTAATAAGCTAGACTATGTAGCACAAAAGCTTGGTGTTGGTGCCAAGGTTAAGCACTCTGGATTTAGTCTATGGATTAAGTGTATGGACGGTGACGAGAAGGCCTGGGCAGAGATGAAGAAATATCAGATCCAGGATGTTAATCTTCTTGTAGAACTATATGACATTCTGTCTCCTTGGTTTGTAGGTAAGGCAAATGCAACTGTTAAAGATAAGCAGGCTATAACCGCTACAGATACTATCGTAACTGACGAGGCCGTGGTATAATATTATTATGGAAGCAACAGAAAACAAAAATAATATAGATAGAATAAATGGACTTGCAGAAATTGCCGATTTTATGCAGGATGAAGAACTCACTAGTGCATTAGAATTTATTGCCAAGGTTATTCTCAAGCCAGATATTCCAATGCACGTTGCTACTCTTGAGGTAGTAAGGCTGCAAGCTATTGCTGCAAAGATGGCTTTCAAGGCAACATGGATGACAAATGTAGATAAGGGAGATAGGGCGAAAAAGAATATTTATTATACTGCTGCTGAGTCAATCAATGACTTGGTGGCTGCACTTAAATATATTATTCGCTAGTGGCTATTATGGCAAAAAATTTATTGCAACAGATTATGCTTAAGACCGAAGAGGGCATATCTAAAAAGGCATCATTACTGAATACCCAGGAGCTGATTGAAAAAATTCAATATGGATATATCGCTAAGCGTGAGCCAAAGTTTACTACCAAGAAAACTTTTGCACCAAGCACAATTGCATATTCCCATGGAGAATGCCCTCGTTATTGGTACCTAGCTTTTGAGGGTGCAGTGTTTGAGGACAATGCCGATGCTTATGGTGGTGCTAATATGACTAGTGGAACCAAGTCACACGAGCGTATTCAGCAGGCGATGGCTGACGCTGGCATCCTAAAGGATTCTGAGTTTAAGATTACTTATAGTGATCCACCAATTTTTGGATTCGGAGACGTTATCCTTGATTGGGCTGGAGAAGATTTGCTTGGCGAAATTAAAACCATGCCAAGCGAGGGATTTGAGTATAGAAAGGCAGCAGGTAAGCCAAAGACTGGCCACTTGATTCAGCTGCTTATCTATATGAAAATTCTTAATAAGACTAAGGCTGTGCTTATTTATGAAAACAAAAATAATCACGATCTATTAGTTTTGCCAGTAGAAGTAAATGCTGGCAGTTATGCAGTTGAGTGGGTCAACCAGGCATTTGAGTGGATGAGGTCTGTAAGAAAGGCTTGGGAGGCTAAACAGCTTCCTGAGAAAAACTACAGATCTAACTCAAAGATTTGCAAGACTTGTCCACTAAAGGCAACTTGTGATGTGGCTGGCAAGGGAGAGATAAAACTCAAGTCCTTGGAGTCACTAGATGAAAACAAAGCATTGTGAGTGGTGTGATTCACAATTTGAATCAGCCATATCTTACCAGATATACTGTTCTTCTGGTTGTAGAGATTTAGCAACTAAAGAAAAAATATCACAGCGATATGCCATTATTAGACGTGAACGTCGTCTCGGAAAAACTAGAAAGTGTAAATCTTGTGATTCATCGCTTTCTATTTATAACGATGACGAATTGTGTCAGCAATGCCTGATCAATCCAAAAGATGTTGTTAAGGCTTTAAAAGAGATTAAGGGCTTTGGTAATGGTAAATCTAGCTAACTTTTCTAACCAGCCAAAAGACATTATGGCGATTGATGCAAGTACTAACAGTTTGGCATTCGCAATTTATTCTGATAAAAATCTTGTAAGATTTGGAAAGATTAATTTTACTGGCACCACGACCTATGAAAAGGTTGTAGATGCTGCCAAGAAAACAGCATCTCTTGTATCTTTATACAATATAGAGGCTGTGGTTATTGAGCATACTGTTTTTATTAACAGTCCAAAAACAGCAGCAGATCTAGCATTAGTTCAGGGTGCTTTGCTTGGGGCATCAAAAATAAAAACAATAAAGTCAGTGGCACCAATTACATGGCAAAACTATATAGGCAATAAGAAATTTTCTACAGAAGAAAAGATTAAAGTTAGATCAGACAATCCTGGAAAGTCTGACGCATGGTATAAAAATTATGAAAGACAGCTCAGAAAAGAGAAAACCATTCACTATATAAGTGTTCAATATGACAAGAAGGTTACTGATAATGACGTAGCTGATGCTATTGCAATTGGTCATTATGCAATCAATAATTGGGAAAGGTTGACAAAGTAACCTATGGCTAGTAAACTGTATACGAACGAAATGTGGTTGAAGAAAAGATACCACTTTGATAAAAGAACTCCTGAGCAAATTGCTGCAGAGTGTGGGGTAAGTGTAGAAACAATCTATGTTTATCTTGCAAAATTTGGATTAAGAAAGTCAAGAAGGTAACATGAAGCCATATTCCATTAAGGAAAGTCTAGCATTTGATGATATTCTGCTAGTTCCACAACACTCAAGCATCACAAGTCGTAAAACCGTTAGTCTTAGAAGTAATATCGGCAAGATTGTTTTAGAGACACCAATTATTGCTGCACCAATGGACACTGTTTGTGAAACAGCTATGGCTATAAAAATTGCACAGCTTGGAGGCCTTGGCGTATTGCACAGATACATGCCAGTGGAGGCACAGGCACGAATGCTAAAGGAGGTTGTTTCTCTTGGATCAACTGCCTTTGTTTCTATTGGAGCAACTGGGAATTTTCTAGATGATGCCCTGGTATTAGTAAATGCTGGTGCCAATGCAATTCTAGTAGACACTGCAAATGGTCATAGTGACTATGCCATTAATGCAGTAAAGGCTTTGCGACAAGAATTTGGAAACGACATCCACATCATGTCTGGCAATGTTGCAACTGCAGATGGGTTTGCTAGGCTAGTAGATGCTGGTACGGATTCTGTACGTGTTGGCATTGGTGGTGGGTCTGCTTGTACCACTAGGGTTGTTAGTGGGCATGGAGTTCCAACTCTAACATCAATTATTGACATTAGAAATAAGTTTGGATATGAGTATGGTCCAGCAATCATTGCTGACGGTGGAATCAGAAACTCTGGTGATGCTGCTAAAGCTCTTGCTGCAGGTGCTAATGCTGTAATGCTAGGTGGTGCTCTTGCTGGTACTGATGAGTCTCCTGGAGAGATTATTGATGGTAATCGTAAGCTATTCCGTGGAATGGCTTCCTATGAAGCACAAAAAGACGGACGTGGCTCTGTTTCTGGGGTAGAGGGTATTTCTACGACAGTTGCTTGCAAGGGACCAGTAGAGCACGTTATCAATGACTTTAAGTCTGGTATCGCAAGTGCTATGTCCTACACTGGAGTTGACAACCTAAGAGATTTTGCCTATAATAGTCAATACATCCAAATTACCAATTCTGGATTGGCAGAAAGCAAGCCACACGGAAAGGCAAACTAATGCAGACCGTCAAAGACATCTCTAAGGTATGTGATGGCATTAAAGAAATGCTAATAGCTAAAAATAATGCTTATGGAGATTCAGCACTTGATCCAGTTCGTATCTTTTCTAAGTCTAACTCTATTGAGCAAATATTAGTTAGGATTGATGACAAGCTATCTAGATTTGCTAGAGGAACTGACTATCCTGGAGACAACGATATTGATGATCTTATTGGTTATCTAATTCTTTTAAAAATTGCTAAGGAGAGAAATGGCAAGGCGTAAAGTAGAGGAAGTTAGTCTACAGCCAACGAAGTTTGCAAGAGAGGGTTCTGTCACTGTTGACAATTTTGAAATAAATAGTGGCGACATTATTAAAATTCGTGGAGAGTATGGAGTCCAGTTTAAGTTTCATTCTTTAGTAACTAATACTGAGACTGGTGTACAATGGATAGACTGCTTTGAAGTTCATAGGGGACAGGTTGGAACCTATAGATCTTTTAGGGTAGATAGGATAAAGAGAATTCCAAAGAGGAGGTCTAAGGTTGAGCGTAGAAGAAGATCTAGTACAGCATCTTGATGCAGTAAATAAGGTTGTTGAAAAGTATCTTCAGGGAAATGAGCCTACTCAAATTTCTAAAGAGCTAGCCATGCCTCGCCAAAAGGTTGTTGCATACATTGATGAATGGAGAGCAATGGCTGCAGACAATGCAGCTATACGTGCTCGTGCCAAAGAAGCCTTGGTGGGTGCTGATACTCACTATACCAAGCTTATTCAAAAGGCGTATGAAGTTATTGATGATGCCACCACTACCGCAAACCTGACTGCCAAAACTGCAGGTATCAAACTGGTGATGGACCTTGAGTCTAAGCGTATTGATATGCTACAAAAGGCTGGGCTATTGGAAAATAAAGAACTTGCTGAGGAGATGATAGCAATTGAAAATCGTCAAGAAATTCTTGTTGGTATCCTTAAAGACATCGCTGCAGAGCATCCTGAGATACGTGACAAGATTATGCGTAGATTGTCAGACGCATCTAAAGACAAAGAAGTAATAACTGTGGTGGTAAGCGAAGATGTTTGATGATTTTTTAGAAGCATTAAAATCTGATAACTTTGCAGAACGCCCAGTAGATGTTAAGGCTTTTGTTGAAGGACAAGATTATCTTGCTCAGCCACCATTATCACAGGTTCAATATGACATCGTAGAGGCAATGAGCCAAATCTACAAGATAGAAGACCTTATAGAGTTGATGGGTGAGTCAGAGGGTCGTAAGCACTATGCAAAATATACAAAGAATGAGGTTATTCTTCAGTTAGGAAAGGGCAGTGGAAAAGACTTTACATCAACGGTTGCATGTAGCTACATTGTATACAAGTTACTATGTCTTAAGGATCCTGCACGATATTTTGGTAAGCCTAGTGGTGATGCCATTGATATCATCAACGTTGCGATTAACGCACAGCAGGCGAAAAACGTATTCTTTAAAGGCTTTAAGACTAAGATTGAGAAGTCCCCATGGTTCGCTGGAAAGTTTTATGCCAAAGCTGAATCAATTGAGTTTGACAAATCTATCACAGTATATTCTGGACACTCGGAAAGAGAGTCACACGAGGGGCTTAACCTTATCCTGGCAGTACTTGATGAAATCTCTGGATTTGCTACTGAAATTGGAACAGGAAATGACCAAGGTAAGACAGCAGACAACATCTATAAGGCCTTCCGTGCTTCCGTAGACTCTCGTTTCCCAGACTTGGGCAAGGTAGCCCTTCTGTCATTCCCACGTTTTCCAGGAGACTTTATTTCCACAAGGTATGAATCAGTAATTGCTGAAAAAGAAGTTGTTACAAAGCGTCATAGATTTGTTATGAATCCAGATCTTCCAGAAGATCAAGAGGGAAATTACTTAGATATTGAGTGGGACGAAGATACCGTAGTAAGCTATAAGTATCCTGGTATGTTTGCTCTTAAGCGTCCTACCTGGGTGGTAAACCCAACAAGAAAAATTGATGACTTTAAGCTCGCATTCTTTACTGACATGGGCGATGCTATGCAAAGGTTTGCATGTATTCCAACATTCTCATCTGATAGATTCTTTAAGCAAACTGAAAAGGTTCGTGCAGCAATGACACTAAGAAATCCATTAGATCAGATTAGAAGATTTGATGAAACATTTGTTCCAGATCCAAATAAGAAATACTTTGTCCACGCTGACCTTGCACAGAAGCATGACAAGTGTGCTGTTGCAATTGCTCACGTAGATAAGTGGGTAAATATTCAAGTTATTAAGGACTACCAGCAGATTGCACCAGTCGTGGTAGTAGATGCTGTCGCCTGGTGGGAGCCAAAGGTAGAGGGTCCAGTTAACTTATCAGAAGTTAAGCAGTGGATTCAAAACTTAAGAAGACTAGGGTTTGATATTGGCATGGTCTCATTCGACCGCTGGCAGTCATTTGATATTCAGAATGAACTAAAGGCAGTAGGTCTGAGAACAGAAACAGTATCAGTTGCAAAGAAACATTATGAAGATATGGCCATGCTAATTTATGAAGAAAGATTGGCAATGCCAATGATTGACTTGCTATTTGATGAGCTTTCAGAGCTTAAGATTATGAGCAATAATAGGGTGGATCACCCACGTAAAAAGTCTAAGGACCTTGCAGATGCTGTTTGTGGAGCAATCTTTGGAGCTATCTCGCATACTCCAAGAGATCAAAACCTTGAAGTTGAGATTCATACTTTTAAGGATAGGCCAAAAACTGCTATTGACAAGCACAAAGACGATGTGATACAATATAAACCTATGCCAGATGATGTACGTGAATATTTGGATAGATTTAATCTGATTTAAATCAAAGAAGGAGAAAAACACATGACTTCGTTAAAGAAGCCACTAATTGCCATTGCCTCTGCATTGGCTCTAGTTGGTTCTGCAATTCTTGCAGTCCCAGCTAATGCTGCAACAACAACACTAACTGTAGCAGGAAGTGCACCAGCAACTGCTGGAACTTCTGTCGCAACCGCAATTTCATTGCCAGTCCCTGCAGACAACAGCGTAGATTCCGCTGATGCTCTTAGGATTGCTGTAACCAATGCTGCTACTGGAAGCAACGTGGTAGTGTCTGCAACCAACGCAAGGCTGGTCACTGCACTAACCACTGGATCAGCAACTGTCAAGGCAGATGCAGGAACCTCTTCTGTAACTGTGGCAACTGGAACTGGAACCACTGCTGATGTATTTGTTTACACAACTACTACAGCAACTGGAACCGTTACCGTAACAGCAGATAACGTAACTACTACATACTTTGTTAAGGGTACTGCTGGTTCAGCGTACAACCTAGCTGTAGTTGCACCTACAACTGCTAACATTGGCGGAACTGCAGAACTAACTGCAACAGTTACTGACGTATTTGGTAATGCTGTAACCAATGCCACAATTTCTTCAACAGTTATTCGTGGTACAGTTGGCTCATTCTCATATGATGCAACTGACAAGCGTTATGAGGCAACTCTAACTGCACCTGCTACTGCAGGAACAACTGTAATTGCTAATACTATTTCAGCATCTGCTGTTGCAGGTCTTGCAAAGCCAAACACTGAGGTTATTTCAACTGTGGTGGTTGCAGATCTAGCAGGACAGGTAGTAGCACTAAATGCAAAGGTTGCTGAGCTAGAGGCTAAGCTAGCAGCTGCTGAGACTAAGGCAGTTGATAATCGTAAGGCACACAACAAGCTTGCCAGAGAGTGGAACAAGAAGTTCCCACGTGCAAAGGTAAAGCTAATCAGCTCTAAGTAATTAGTAAAGATGGTAGAGGGGAGAGAGAAGGTTGCTCTCCCCTTTGCTGTCTCTAAATTAAAAAAGGGGAGTTAAAATAGATGTCCATACAAATCGTGTACTTTTCTAATTATTCTGGAAATACTCATAGATTTGTCGATAAGCTTGGTCTTGGAGCTGTTCGTATCCCCATTCAGTGGGATCCAGCACACCCAGTTTATATGGATAAAGAGTATGTGTTATTTGTTCCAACCTATGGTGGTGGATCAGAAGCACCTGCAATACCAAAACAGGTAAGAAAGTTTTTAAATATTCCTAACAACAGGGATCTTCTTAGAGGAGTTGTTGGATTTGGAAATACAAATTTTGGAGAACATTACTGCAAAGCAGCAGACATGATCTCAGCAAAAACAGGTGTACCCATCATTGCCAGGGTAGAAATATTCGGCACTGATGAGGATGTTAACAAAATAAAAGAGAGGTTAGAAATACTGTATGGATAACTACAGCTATCATGAGCTAAATGCCATGCTCAATCTATATGATGCAAATGGCAAGATTCAATTTGACAAGGACAAGGCAGCAGCCAAAGCTTATTTTCTTGACCATGTAAACCAAAATACAGTATTCTTTCACAGTCTAGAAGAAAAGCTAGAGTATCTAGTAGATAATGATTACTATGACAGAGACGTGCTTAATATGTATGACTTTGAATTTGTTAAAGAATTATTTAAGCACACCTATTCATATAAGTTCAGGTTCCCAACATTTGTTGGTGCATACAAGTTTTACACAAGCTATGCCCTAAAGACATTTGATGGTGAACGATACTTGGAGCGATTTGAGGATCGTGTCGTAATGAATAGTCTTATGCTAGCAAAGGGAAATGCTGATTTGGCTAAAGATTTAGTAGACGAAATAATTTCTGGTCGCTTCCAGCCAGCCACACCAACCTTCCTGAACGCTGGTAAGAAGCAGCGTGGGGAGTTTGTCTCTTGCTTCCTGCTACGTGTTGAGGATAACATGGAGTCTATTGCTCGTGCAGTTACTTCATCTCTTCAGCTATCAAAGCGTGGTGGTGGTGTAGGACTAAACTTAACAAATGTACGTGAGCAGGGTGCACCAATCAAGAAGATTGAGAACCAGTCTTCTGGAATTATTCCAGTAATGAAGATGCTAGAGGATGCATTCTCCTACGCTAACCAGCTTGGTGCTCGTCAGGGTGCAGGTGCGGTTTACCTAAACGCTCACCACCCAGACATCTTGAGATTCCTAGACACCAAGCGTGAGAACGCAGATGAGAA